GCCTGCTTGGAAAGCACCCACGTTTGAATATTCAGCATGTATTTTAAATTCTTCTAGATCAATGTCCGGATACAGTTCTGTGACTTCTTGAATGCTCATGGGCTTGTAGAAGCCGCAGAATGGTTGTTCTTCAACTGAGATCACAGTGGGATCACAAATCCAATAGTGTTGTGCAATAGGACGGAATTTTACATTGACATTGTAGCCTGTAAGTTTGTACTTGGCTTCATAACTGGTGTTGCGAGCAATTGATTCAGCAATCACATCTTCGCCCTGTTCTAATTCTACATTGGGCACTTCTTCAGTCATGTTATCAAACTCACCACGTGAGCCTGCTTCGGCAGTGGCAATGCGACTATCCATTTCAGCTTGACGTTGTTCTTCTGGCAAGCCAGCCACAAACTGTTGTGTTTCTAACAGGACCTTGGCCATGTCTACATCAGCTTTACGACGACTCTGACGTAGCACAGTTAGACCTGAATCTGCTGCCTGTTGTTCAAATGCAGCCAATTGATCTAGTGTGCCGGTTGTGGTCACATAGCGTACAAAACTTTCACGCATGGGACTCACCATCATTTCACCATTCTTGTGTAAGCAAGCATCCATGGTCCAATGTTGTAGGATTGTGTGTGGATCGTTGTTTTGATTGATCAGCTTGTGTACCATGTTGGTGGCTTGACGTGCTGCAACTTCATCCGCTTCATTGTCAGGCACAAACTCAAAATTGATCTCGCCATTTTGTGCTAGACCTTTGGTAATAACAGCAGTGGCATAATCAACCATGGGTTTTACCACAGGATGTATGTAATCAATACCGTTGATTGGTTCCGTTGATTGTGTAACTGGTAACACTAGATAATGATAGTCGCTGGCGCGGTTTACTTGGTTTTTAGTGGCCAGCAGGCGCAGGTTTGCTGCACATTTGGTTTGTAGTAGGTTGTGCATCTTAACAAAGCGGGCCATCATGCCGCGGGCATTGTCTAAATTGCTGATCACTACGTTTTTGATATCAAGCATGTTTTGGAATCCAATTTGTATATTACATTATTTAGCGTTGACACAATTACCTGTCTGGGCTCTGTACCTGTTTCCAGGCAGGAGCTGAACTGGTGTCGTTTGTTCGGTATTGACTACGCATGTCTCTGAAACGTTGTTTTGGACTGCGGCCGTCAGCTGCTTCTGCAAGGCCCTGCAAACATCCTATCAGAGCGTAACGTGCTGAGTCAATGCAGTCGTCTGGATCGCTAAAGCGTCCCCGTTCATCAGCATAGTAATTTTGTGCTTCTTTGATAAATTCTACACAATTTTCATTCACATGTAAGGTGCCCAGTTCCAACATCTGACGCATCACGTTGATACCAAAACTTTTATGGTTGGTACGCCGTCCAGCATCATCCGGAGGATTCATAATGGCTTCAGGATGCACATTCAATTCGTACTGTTCAAACAGTTCACGTATGCTTTGACTGCTCATGGTGTAACGCCCTTGTGTTGAAGCATCAGCTGGCAACACTATGGGTGTGCCAAACACTTCAGGACGCATCAGGTGATTGATGTAGTTCATGGGGTTGGCTTCTTCTGTGCCTTTGACCACTATCTGATGATGTAGCCAGGCTTCTTGTTCTTCTGGATGCCAATACATCAGTGTGATAACTGTTTTGTCATTGATCAAGCCCAGGTCCAGTGCAATGATACGCTTGATTCCTTGTACTGAGCGTAGATCGTAGTCGCCTGTTCGATATGTGGGCCAGTTGCGTATCTGAAACACAGCACCTTTGCCCATAACAGGTACGCCGTTACGACGTGCATCACGTTCGTGTGGCAAGTAGTCACGTTCCAATTGCTGTCTAGTGCTCATCAACAAGAACGGTTCACCCCAGGGATCATATTCGGGTACATCATCCCAACTCACACGTATGTGTTCATAGCCCTCTTCCTGGTTCCAGAACTTTGATACCAGCCCATTAAGACCTTTGAGTGGTGTAAAACTACACAAGACCTGTCCTTGTGTGGTGGCTGTACGTGTGACTATTTCAGAGAAGAAGTCGTCCGGTGGTTGTTCATCAAATACTGCAAGACTCAATTTGAAACCCTGCATTTGGCGCACTTCCTGTGTGTAGTTGGCAAACACCAAATAACTGTTGCTGCCTGAACTATGACGTACCTCTATGCCCAAACAATTGGCACCATCATTACGCATGGTTTCAAACACAATGGCATCTCTGGGAATGGCACCAGTACCTATGCTATCCTGTATTTTGATATCCTGTGTGCCCAGCAGTTCATTTTGTAGAACCATGGCAACCTGACTCCAACCTTCTCCAGCTACCATGGCTGTGATGGGTTTGGTAAAGCGTTTGCCTGTCCACCACGCAGGGTATTGACCTGTTAGATGCATGGCAGTTTCATAGCAGGTGCTGACTGTTTTACCAATTCGGTTGGCAGCCAAGATGCCTCTACGATCTGAATGCCCTGTTTCAAAGAAGCGACGTTGATGATCAAATGGACGGAAGTAACGCAGTTGATTGTAACGCATGTCATCTGCTGTGGCTATCACAAGTTCTTGAAACTGATCACGAGCTGTTCGAGGCATGTGTACAAGGCTGTCAGCATTTAGGTCATGCTGATCCAACACATAACGTAAAGCACGACGCATCAACAGGCTGGAGTCTATCATTACGTCATCCTCTGATGTATAAGAGCACAATAATTGGGATCTATTTCTGTGCCTATAGAGTCAAGTCCTAATTCTCGGGCCACCAGCATGGTTGTGCCTGCTCCAGCAAACGGATCATAAACTACATCACCCTGTCGGGCAAATAGTTTTAGACAGCGTTCTACCAACTGTGCGGGCATCTGGGCAGGGTGATCCTTTTGACGAGCAGGGGCTATGCTCCATATATGATCTTTGGCCCAGGCGGTTTGCTCCGGCATGGTAATAAGACTATGTTCGCGTGGAGTGGGACGGTAGATGTCACCTTTGCTGAACACTTGAACATATTCGGTGCTATACCAAAGATAGATTTTGCTGGGTATGCCCATGCTTCCAGCCGCACCTCTATAACCGTTTATGGTATTCTTTTGCCATATACGTTCGCCATACCATAGCAAGCCTGCACTTTCAGCAGCATGATAGACCCAATGATGATAAGGTTCCCTGGCACTAAACCTTGGTTGTATATTGATTACAAGTCTGCCTGTATGCGTTAGTATGCGGCTGGCTTGTGCGATCCAGGCCTGCGTCCATGAGCGATAATCAGTAATGTCGTCTTTATATGTGCCATAAGGCATATCAAAATTATAGGGCGGTGATGTTAGAATAATATCCACGCTGGCATCTGCTTGTGATTGCATCCAGGCCAAACAATCTTGTTGATGCAGTTGATAGGTCATTGGCCAGCCTGTTCATACATGACAGTATTGGTGTCGCCAAGAGCCCATTTGGCTTCTGTTTCTACTGACCAGCGTTGAGTTGCTACTTTAAAATCTGGACGCTTCAATTCCTTAGGATTGCTACTTGGTTCCAAGATCAATAAACGATTGTTGGGTTGTGCAGCAAACTGTCCGTTGTCACATCGGATAAAGTTATAGCTTTTGTGATCTTCCACATCCTCTGAGAAACCAGTATCCAATACGTTGAAGTCCGGGTGTGCTGAATCAACTGTGAACATGTATTCGCCTGTCATCCAGGCTCCATTCTTTAATTTGAACCGGCATTTCATACTTTGTAACTGTGCTTTTTTGATCACAGTGATATCGTAACTGAGACAATCCCATAGTTGCAAATAATCTAATGGTAGTGGTTCACCTTCAATAAGTTTCCAGCAGTAGGCGTGCAAGGGTAGCTTGTCATAGAGTGCACCATACTGGTTGAGGTAGCTTTCAATACGAAATGCCTGTCCTCTAAGGCTTTTGATTGAGATCCACCAGCAGGGTTCCAGTTCGCCATGCCCTGATTGATTATCATACAAGAACTCTCTGCGTACAAAACATTTTACTGGGGGTAAGTTGGCCACAATGTGACTCATGGTCTACTCCGCCAGGTTGCGACGTATGGTGTCAAGTTGGTGTGCTGTTTCTGCTAGGTCACGCAGTTCCAGGGTGGTCATACGCCAGGTTTCTGGATTGGATACATCGCAACCATCACGCTTGTCTAACCCAGCTTGTAGTCGTTCCATGACCAAGCGGAGACAATGCTCAACCTGGCTGGGATACTTTTCTGCAAAGGCTTCTCTGTGTACTCTGTTGACCTTTTGTAAGATTCTAGTTTCTTGAACCAAACGTTCTTGATCTGGGTTCAAATGCTACTCCATGGATCATTTAAATTATGTCCGTCGCCAATGATTACAAAATCGCGGTCAATCCAGGTATCCCATTGATTGCTTTTGTTTACTTTCATACGTTGCATAAAGCCACGCAATCTTGTGCCCAGGGGAGTCAGCATGCCATTGGCGTTGCGGATAACCTGTTCACCAGTACGTGGATCAACCCATTCATACTTTTCAGGAACTTCTTTGCCAAACTTGTTGACTCTGACTCCCACTGGTCTTGTTGAAATTGGACCCAGCACTTCGTATGTGATCACATTGTTGGTATATTTCTTAAACACCACATCACACTTTTGTCCTGCGGCTTTGAAGTCAGCATCTGGATGTGGGAAAGCTCGGCTGTCAAAACGTGTCACAATGGCTTCGCCGTCTACATCCATAGGGATAGGCGGAATGATCTTCATGGGATCAATGGGGATGATATCGTTCTTGTCCAGGTATGGATTCTCTGTGCCTAGAAGATATTGGTCAGGTTCAGCACCATTCAACACGTCCATGGCTGTTTGGTATTTGAATTTGTTTGAGCGACCTTTAAGGTTCAACACATAACCAGTTTGGTCAAACACAAACTTCTCCAGCTCCTTGGCTGTGGGAAAGTCGGTCATTAGGCCTTCTAGGTCATACAGGGGTTCGATGTCCACACGGTTGATATCTTTAGCAGACATCTTTTGTGTAATCTTGTCTAGGTTGGTTTCTGTTGTTGTAGCTGATTGAGTGTCAGCATCAATGCCCCAGGCGGATTCGGGCACGGCGGGTGTGGCTTTCTTTTTCATTGTGGTTCCTTTCTAGTTTATTCAATGATCAAGTTGTAGAGGACAACTTGAAAACCTTATTCGAAATATTATTGTTTAATTATACTTATTATCTTTTGAAGCTACGCTTTGAGTCGGCACTCACAGGCTCTAGCTTGGGGTTCACATGATCATCTGGTGTTCTGTTACCAATTGCCGTTGTGATCATGTCAGCAAGTGGCTGACGTGTTTCTTTGGCCGCCATGAAGTCTGACCGCTTGGTGGGTGTACCGTGGTTGCCTGTACGTGGACCTTGTGCTTGATTCACATTGTCTACAGCATTCATGTTCTTGACACTCTTGCTACCAGGACTGCTCTTTTCGTTTATTAAAACTTTGTTGGAGTATTTCATCGTGTTCTCTCTATTCTTTCTTAAGCGTCTGAGCCAGGCACAACTGGTGTAAAGAATACTGCTGTTGAGCCTGCGGCTGTTATGGCACTAACAAAAACATTGGCCTGGCTGGCCAAAGTGCTGGTGCCAAAATTACCCACAATGGTCATTGACTCATTTGGTGCTAATGGAATGCCGCCTGCGTCAGTTCCAACTGTGGGATGATCCATAGCAATGGCTTCAGCATAGGTTGAGAATACGCCCACATAGGCATAGACACTACTGTTGGCATTCAACACATGGAATGTGTTGGTTTTGGTAGCAATGTTACCCACATTGGCTGTGGCACCAGCGGCTGGTGTTAAGACTCTGGTTGAACCTGCGACTGTCAAACTCATTGCTGATTTCCTTTACGTGGACCCATACCCACATTAATTTTATCGGCATTGCCAACGGGCTTGCAGACTGCACCGCCATCAATCATTCCTGACTTGGCATTGACTGCTGGCGTATGTCCAGACACAATACCTGAACCGTGGTTGCCAGTTCTTGGACCCATGCCCACATTGACCAGGCGTCCATCATTCGAATGTCCTGAGTGTTGGTTCTTGGCATAAGGGTTGGCGGCACGATTGATGCCATCGCCCATCTGTCCGTTGAAGGCAAATGATTCATCATCGCCGCGTTGACTTGTGGTCCGGGCACGTGGGTTGATGCCATAGGCTCCCACATCCTTTTTCATATCATGTCCTGGCTTGCGTGCTAGGGTTGAGTTCTTCATCTTTTTGTTCCTTTGCCCATCTTGGGACGTTTTGTTTTCTTAAAACCTGGTACGTCTTCAGTG